AAGAGCGGGAACGCTAAGCACGCAGCCCAGGCGACCGCTAACAACCAGCCCCAATACAACGCTTCGGGGTTTGGGTCGGGGCTGGCTTCGCTCACCTTTGACGGCGACAGCGACGGGGCCTATGAGGACAGACTAGCGACCCCAAGCGACACATTTGCAGCGTCTGCTGAGGTGTCAATGTTTGCTGTTATGAAGGATCTGACAGGGGGCTCAACCTTGCAGACGGTGGTTTTTGCTGGGACGACCACCGGGACCCAGGGTATAGGCTTGGGGTTTGACACAGGCTCCAGATTTTTTTCCTACATTTGGGGGTATGGCGCGAACTACGTCTACGACACGCCAGGGACGGACGTGATTGGCGTTAGCAGGCCTTCGGCGGGATCCGACTACACGAGCATGCATATTAATGGGACAACCACCGTTGATACTGTTCTTGAAGATTTAACCATTAATTCAAGTGGCGGCTACCTGACAATCGGATCTCGCTACTCTTCGGGTTTCGGAGCAAACGTCGAGGTAGGGGAGGTGGTTGCCCTCAGCACCGAGCCCAGCACCGGAGACAGGCAGAAGATAGAAGGCTACCTGGCGTGGAAGTGGGACGGAGGCTCAGCGGGAACCCTCGTAGGCAAGCTTCCTGCAACGCACCCATACAAAAGCGCGGCACCCACGACATGAATGAATACTGCATATTCGACACCGAATCAGGGGCGGACGCCTATCAGGAGCAGGCGCTCGCCGACTGGATAGCCGCGCACAATGAGCATCCGTATGTGGATCAAACGACAGCATGGGCTAAGCCGCTACAGCGGGCCACCGATAACAAGTGGGTAGTGCCAGTCTGCCCCTTGACCGACAACAGCGGGCAAACAATCGAGCCCAGCGAGCCTGGTTGGTTCCCCGAGCCAGAGGAAGACGTGCCCTAATGGCTAGAACATATTGCATTATGCCCACGCCTCAGCCGCCTGAGGCTTGGGAATTTACCCTAGAAAAGCGACCAATTAGGCTAAGCGTTGACGAGTCGCTGGTCGTAATGAAATGGCAAGGGGAGACGCCGGCTTATTTTGCGGGGGTGCAGACCTATAGCCACGCGGAGATCAAGGCGATCCTCAGCGGCCCGGAGTGGACACCGCCGCACCCAGAGCCAGAAGAAGAGTCGTGAAGGCGGAGGCGCAGAAGGCGCAGGCTGCGGCGGGCCATTAAAAGATTGAGGAGACTACGTGCCCTTACTTATTCAAATAAATCCCGCTATCGGAGGCTCTAGCAGCTTAACGCAGCTCAACACTATCGCTATAGGCACAAGCAGCCAAGCGGCTTCAACGGGAGCTACGGTTAATCACCGCTACCACCCCACCGAATACAAGCACTACGCCTACCTTGCAAACGGGTGGAGCAAGCCCCTACGCTGGAACGGGGTCGAGAACGTCACCTACCAGGTGGGTATCGAGTCTCCCGCCCAGTCTCTTAACACCTGGACTGCTGGAGGCACCTTCTCGTCAGCGGGCAACGTGGGCCTAGGGGTTCACCTCGTCCGTTACCGATACATGGACACAGCCACGGGCTACGTGAGCAACCCCAGCGAGGAGCGGCAGATCGCCATAGCCACCTCTCCCAAGGTGCTCACCTTCAACGTGAACACGAGCGGGGCCGCTAACATTATCCGTTCCCCAGACGGGAAGGTGGATACTATCGTTATTGAAATGACGGTAGCGGGGGGGACAGCCTTCTTCGAGGCCGCTCGCGCCCCCAACACAGCGTCCACGATAGACGTGAACATTACCGACGCTGCTTTGGCTGTTAGCTTTCTAGCCTGGCCTGATTTCGGCCATGAGCCTCCTCCCGTCACCAAGTATCTTCACGCGCATAGGCGCAGGCTATGGGCCTTCGGACAAGTCAAGCACTCCGCAGGGACCGCGTTCTTCACTAACGGCAACACCGTAGTTACAGGGAACGCTGAGAAGGACTGGAACACCGACGTTTTAGGGTCAGCAGTCAGCGAATCTGACGTGAAGTGGTTCATTAAGAAAGACGGGGACGACGAGGAATACGAGGTCAAGCGCTACAACTCGGGCACGGGGGAGCTAACCCTCTCCGAGAACTACACCGGCACCTCCACCTCCTCTACAGGAGCCTCTGTAACGGGGGAGGGTTACAAGATCGGCACCCGCGCTAACGTGATCTGGGTAAGCAACCCCGGATTCCCCGAGGGTTTCACGAGCTTCAAGTTTATCGAGACTCCTCAGGGGGTCTTTAGTGGGCACCTGACCGCGGGCGTGGGCTACAACAACGCCATGATCTTCTACACCCAGCACAGTATGTTCCGTCTGGGCTGGGATCAGGACCCCCTGGTTGATCCGTTTATGACTAACGTCTCTACGAAGCACGGCGCGCTCTGCCAGAGGGTCGTCGTGGAGGTCGAAGGCAAGATATTCGCCATGGATCAGTCGGGGATCCACGTATTTCAGGGCGGATTCCCCCAACTTATCTCCAAGCCGGTGGAGGATCTGTTTCCGGCCATGAACTTCCTCCTGAAAGAGAACTTCCACGCCTCTTACTTCCCCAGACTGCGCGCTATTCGCTGGTTCTTCTGTAATACGGGGGATTCGTCCAATTACCCGACCAATTACCTTCAGTTCGACCTCGATACGAGCAACTGGAGCACTGGGCGCTACAACCAGGGCATATCTGAGAGCCGATTAGTGCCTTGGGTCAACGGGACGACCGAGGTTCTCTACGGGGACGAGTTCGGGCACACCTGGGTCTCCGATACGGGCACCGCAGACGGGGTGAGCAGCAACTTCAGCCACCTCACGACGGGCTCAGGCAACACCCAGCTCAAGCTCTACCCTATCGCCGCTTTGCCCAACACAAACGCGGGGATCTCAGGGGCATTTATTCATTGGATCGAGGGCAACGAGACCCGAAGGATCCTCAGCAACAATGACACCTCAATTACGGTAGCGACGGGGTTCAGCACGTCGCCAGGGACAGGAGCTACGTTTTGGGTAGGCATGATTCCGACCAAGCTGAAGACGAAGGCTTTCACAGCAGCGAGGGTCAAGAACAAGAAGCGCTCTCACTATCTGACACTTCAATTCCAACCTACTACCAGGGCAGGGAAACTGAATGCGCGGATCTACGAGGATTATTCGTCCACCAAGAAGGAGTGGAGGACCGGAGGTAATGACCTCGACGGTATCACCTGGCCCGCCACGGCTACGTCCGACTGGCAGGTTGATACGTCCTTTGCAGACGGGGTTGTTGATATCCCGATTGGCTCGGAGTATCGCCGCTGCTTCGAGGTCGAGCTGGAGATAGACGAGCCTGACGTTCCCCTAGAAATCCTCTCCATTGAGCATGACGGTGGAGAGGTAGGCGACATGACGTGAGCGGGGCTAATGAATACCCCTTCGCGGGGGACCTGAGTAACCCGGTGATCTCAGGGCTGCTTCACAGCACCCTAGAGCGCCTGGCGCGTAGGACCGCTCAGAACAACACGTATATAACGAACGTCTACGAGGCGGGACCTCAGCCCGCGTCTTCTTCGGCCTGCGGGGGACCTCTCTTCGTAGACGCCTCGTATGACTCCTCCAGCGCAGCTCCCCAGGACCGCTACGGCTGGACGGTGAACTACGGCTTCGCCAGCGGGCGCTTCGTGCTCAATACCACGGCGCTGCCCACGCTCTCTCAATTCGTAAACCAGTATCGCTACCGGCGCAACACCCGAATGCCCGAGAGCGTAATTACGAGGAGTGGGGCAGGGGACATTCAGTGCGGCCACAACACCATGGAGCTGAGGGACGCTGCTATCTGCTACTTCAGCGGAGCTATTCAGGTGGGCACGGCTATAACCGGGCATATTCTCTTCGACCTTCCGCAGAACTTTAAAGGCTTCGCAGCGGAGGGGATCGAGCTCGACCTCAGAGGCCAGGCCACCGGGCTTACTACTGGGGCCGTAGTGACGACGTTTTTGGGGATCTACTCGCCTCACTGCGACGATCCGGACCTTATCTACTCAGCGGATCTGGTCCAAAGCGTAGAGAACACAGCTCCAGGCGAGATTGTGCCTGTTTCGGGCACGGCTGACAGCTACACTATCGCCCCCCACCGTATAGGGGGGAAGATTTTGGAGGGTATGTATAAGCCGGGGGACACCGTTAAGCTCCTGGTGAACTGCACCATAGCTTGGCCTTTTGCCTCGCCCCTCCCCTACACCTCTCATGCCCTCTATGTGGGCGCATTAAGGGTAAATTACAAGGAATGATCGCAGCCGCACCAGTAGACACGAGCGTTTTAAGCAACGGCAACGTCCAAGAAGTCTTGGCTGTGGTGGTAGCGATCCTTATCGGGTCGCTGGCTTGGCTTGTGAAGATCTACCTGGCTGACCGGACTTCTTTAGAAAAGAGGAACAGTGAGTTACTCTTAACTCACTCAGAAAAGCTCGAAGAGCTGCATGGGAAGACGTTAGACATTGCGCTACAGACTCAAAAAGCCATTCTCAAGCTAGGAGAGACTCAAGATGAGCCCTGAAGAAGCCCACGCTCAACACCTAAAGGATCTTGACGAGGTAATGGAAGAGACTGAGGGTTGTCTTGAACGGGTCAGAACCAAGCGCTTTAGTAGAACTAAGAAACAGCAAGCCTACAGGGAAGTGAATCATGTTTATCCGATTGATACTGGCGGTCTTTCTAGTAGTCCTTAGCGGCTGTAGCAGCGGCTGCGCTTCTGTCCCTAAAGCCTTCGTCGAAGGTGAGCAGGCAGCCTACGGGGCTATCGCCCCGATCTACGAGCGATATGTAAAGGGTGACGATACACTGACCAAGGAGGAGAGGGAGAACAGGCTTCGGACAGTCCGAGCTTGGAAGTTCGCTCTCGACAAGCACGCTGAGGCAGCGGGGGAATAATGGACGAGCTGGATCCACTGCCAGTTATTCGGCACCACTTCGAGTCGATCAACCTCTCCGACAAAGAGCGGAAGGATATTGAGGCGACGTTCAAGAGCCTGGCGATCCTCCTCGGGCGCAAGGCGCTGGGTGACGACGTAGAGGGCCAGCTTAAGCAAGTGAAAGCACAGGTCCTGCTCTGGAAAAGCGGGGCTTGGGCTACTGTTTACTCAGCGTTCTGGGCCGCGGCTAAGGAATACGCGGAGAAACTAGGCGAAGTGCTCGCCGCTACGGTGAAGGGACTTATCTAATGGCGTACTCGCCCGCGACACTGCAATACATGCAACAGAGCCAAGGGCAATCCCAGCCCACCGCGCAGTATAGGGGAACAGCCGCCCCTGATACTCTAATAAACAAGCCCCAGACAGCGCTATCTGTGGGAGGGACGCCTCCCCCGCAGGGCTTTTACAACATAGCGGGGGGGAGACAACTCTCTTGGGGCAAGGGAGTCCCCATTAACCCCGCGACGGGTAACCGATACCAGCAGGGAGCAGGAGGTCAGTGGTATGACCCCGCGGATCCCTCTACGTATATCAACACTCAGCAGCCCCAGCAGGGGGTTACCGCGGGCAATCAGTTCCCAGGCGGGGGCGGCATGGGAGGGGGCTCCCGAGGGGGCATGGGAGGAGCTCCAACCGGGCCTTATCAGGCTTTCGGCTCCGGGACACCCCAGACGTTAGCTCAAGGCCGAGATATGATGTTCAGGGGGACAATAGACCCTTGGCGAAACTTCTATATGAATGACCCTCGTTACCAATCAGCTAAGAGCAACCTCTTTAACACCGCGCAAGGCATGAACCCAATCAACCTTGATCCTCTCCGAGCGGAGCAAGCAGACATTGCAGCGGGATCCCACGCGGCGCTTATGAGGGCAGGGCACCAGACCGCGAACCAGACGGGGGTCAACTTCACGCCTATGCAGCAATGGCAAGCCGCCGCGGGGATTCGCCAGGGGCTCGGGACAAACCTTAGAGGCATTGGCTTTGACGAGCGAATGGGGAACATGCAGCGTCAGGACGCCGCTAGGGACGCTTACATGCAGCTCCCCGGAATGGAGCTCAGCAACGCTGTGTCCCCCGCGAATCTGGCGAGGCTTGACGGTCTGTCTAAGCTGGAGTCTTACACCTCAAGCCCCTATTCGTATGGGACGGGGACATTGTAAATGGCAAAGGGTAAACGGAAGGCTGCTAAGCAGCGGAAGATCAAACTCACCGCCGAGAAAAAGAAGAAGCTCTACGGGTCCAGCCTTAAGGACCGTATGAAGCCCGATATAAAGGACAAAGACGGGAACGTAATCAAGAAGGGGTATGAGAAGGGGGAGATAACTAAGCTCTCTCACTCAGACCAAGACGCGATCTCTGCGTTCATGGATAACCCTGGCGAGCGTCCTTCCTCTAAGGGGTATAGGGCGCGGCAGTGGGAGAAAGGGAGGAGTCTCTACAACTCCATGAATCTGGGGTCTTTTGAAGGGGGCCCTGCTCCTTCTGCTCAGGAAAAGAGAAGGCGAGGGAAGATAGGGGACCTCCAGCGGAGGAACCAAGAGCAGTTCGTCGCTGAGGGGAACGTGGGGCCTGTGAACCCCAAAGACGCTTCTATCTTTGAAAAGGGTCAGCGGTATTGGATCGACAGCCAAGGAAACCTCCAGAGCGAGAAGAAGGGCAGGGGGCTTTCCGCGGACGGGAGGACAAGAAGAGATCAAAGGCTCGCGACGGAGCGCGCTAACTTAATCGCGAGGGGAGGTATCCCGGGGGCGTGGGCGAAGCTCCACGGGTCGGTCCTCCCTAGCGCTAAGGATATGATCCGCGAAAGGATCTCGGGGCAGCCAGGGCAGAACGTCTTGAAGTGGCATGACCCTAGGTTTAATAGGGACGCTATCTCAGCTCAGCAATTCGGGCAGTCTCCGGGAATGGTGGCTATAGGCCCCCCTCCACCTAGAGATCCGGGCCCCCCTGCTTCCGGGGCATTCGGAGGAATAACGGGGAGCACAATAGGCCCCGGGTCTAGCCAAATCGCTCAAGAGAGGATCCAGAACGACCCCGCGTTATTCGACGTGTCGCTGCAAGACCCTGGGCGAATAGCCCCTGACGTAACTACCCCCAATATCGACGCCTTATTCGGGCCCAGCCTGGGACAAGAGACTAACGAGCTGCTAGGGAGAAGCCCCGCGGGGGGCAGCATGTGGCTGGACAATGAGCTATCGACTATGCCTAGGGGGCCCCTTGAGTCGGGCATGAATGTTCCCCCGCAGTCTGTAGAGGATCGTTACCTCGATTCGCGCCGCGAGTATATGGATCGATACACAGGGGATAGGGATCTCTTTACCGTCCCTCAGGGGGACAGGGGCAAAGACCTACGCCGAAGGTTACCTACGCCTTCCCCTGCTAAGCCTGGATCTCTCCAGTACCAAGAGGAGCAGCGCAGGTTCCCCCAGCAGAGCCAATACTGGGAGGGCGGGGAGCCGAATTTCTTGCGTAGAGGGGCCGCTGAACTTCAATCAGCTTTAACGGGCACCCCCGCTAACGTGATACACAACAACGAAGTCGGCATGTGGGCGGCACCTATAGAGGCTATGGACAGTGCCGAAGACTGGCTGAAGACTAATATTGGTAGGCCCGCCGAGCGCTTTATGTCAGGGGCAGGGCGCCTCAAGGACATGTCTACAGAGGACCGTAGGAACTGGTGGAATCAGACTATGCCCGCGTCTATGTCTACAGAAGCCCATAATAACTGGTGGAATCAGACTATGCCCGCGTCTATGTCTGTAGAAGCCATGCAGCAGCCTGCTTTGCCCTGGCTCAAGGAAAGAATTAAAGGATTCTTTTAATGCCTGAATACGAATTCACAGAGCAGGGATTCAAGCCTAAGCCGCGCTCATGGATACGCGGGGACGTGCCCGAGGGCTGGACTCCTCCGTTACTCACGGGGAGCCCCGTTAGCACCGAGCGCCGCGGGGACACGCTCTACTCTTTCACAGAGGAGGGATTCAAGCCTAAACCCGCGGAAGCCATAGCGCCCTCCCCCTCCCCCGCAGCGGCTCTCCAAGGGGCTGTTGCTCCTTCAGAAGAACTGGAGAGGGGGAATGAAGCAGCGTTCGACCGGGGGATCTTAGAGTCAGTGTTCCCCGGTATCTCTGGCGTGATCCAAGACAAGGCCGGGGCTGGTGACGGGGAGATCTTTTATGAATGGGGGTCGCGCTTCGCGAAGCAGATAGTCGATCAAGAAAAGGCTACGTCGGGCTCCGATAAGGTATCCGAAAGCGTGTATGGGGCTCTATCGGCCTTGTCCCCCATGGGGCCCCTTACTGGGGAGGCACTCGCCCCCGCTATGGCTTTAGTAGAAGCGGTTACTGGGGTATCCGCTCCTTTCAAAACAGCGAGGGATAAGACCCTCACAATGAGAAAGGCTGCTAAGGTAAAAGACCTCTACGCGAAGGTCCAAGAAGAGAAGCTAACGGCAGGAGAGGCATTCTCTGAGCTTAAAGGGGACTGGTGGGGAGACGTATTTAAGGCATTACTTGAGATTGCCCCGGCTCCTTTAGTGGGCAAGGCTCTCCCCCGCGTTGCTAAGCCTCTAGGTAAGCAATTAACAAAATTAGGGGATACCAAGGGAGCCAAAAAGACTTCAGAAGTTTTCGATAGAGCGGTAAAGTTTCTCCAAAAGAACCTAGAGAATAAAAAGCTGGGGCCCAATCCCACGCGGAGACCTCTCCAAAGTCTCGCGTGGCAGCCTACAGTCACCGGAGGCGGATCGCTACGCTCTACTCCCCTCGCGTGGCAGCCTACAGTCACAGGACGGGGAACCACGCCCCCCCAAGCCTCCCCGATACCGCCTGCTCCTGCTCCTGCTCCTGCTCCTGTCCCCCCAGCAGCGGCTCCAGCGCCCCCTAGCGCTATGGATCCTCGTTTGGCTCGTCTCGGGCCAATGCAAGAGCGCTTGGACGCTGTTGGGCAGTCGTTAAGAGACCGGATCGCTTCAGAGCAAGCGGCAGTAAGCGGCGCTGGTAGGGAGCTTTCAAGGAATGTCCCTAACCGTATTTTAGCGCCGGTAGATTCCTCTTTTATGAGAAGGCTAAAAGAGAACTTCAGAATATCGGGCATGAGAAAAACGGTTAAACCGTTGATCGAGCAACTGGGCCCCGAAGCAGTAAACAAGATCCTCAAGTTCGCTAAAGACAGTTTCTCTAAAAACCCTGGGGGCATTATAGGTAAAGACCTCAGCGCCAAGAAGATCCTTATGGACGCGGGGGTGCCGGAAAACGTAGCGAAGTCTAACCCCGCTCGGAAACTCGATAAGCTCTTAGCTGAGGTGGAGATCTACAGGCTAAGCGAGGGGGGCATTAGCGCTCAAAAGATCGCTGAGTTTTTAAATGAGGTAGGCTTCGGCGCTATTCGATCCCAAGCTAAGATCGGAGGGGTGCAAGAGGTCGCTGGAGTCTTCGCTAGGAAGACCGGCGCTAGGCTGAAATGGGACGCTGAGAAAGTTAAAGCCCACCCGGCGTTTCTGAAAGACGACAAGAAGGTAATCCAAGCCTTGCTAGAGGAGGACGCCACGCCTCCCCCTCCTCCCCCCGCGGCGCTTTCTCCCGATCTGGACGATTCTATTATAAATGTTGTTGATGGCGAAATCGGCCTGTTTTCGCCCTCTACTCTGATAGATAGAGCCCATAACGCTGGAAGGGGCACTAAAAGAGCGCGGCATGAAAGCCGTAGTCCTCACTTCTCTATTGAGGGATGGGGCAACAAAGCTAGGCGTCCTTATAACGAAGACAGACTAGATCCTGAAAACCCTAGCACTTTTGTTTATAGGGACGCTGAAGACGCCTATGGAGCTGCGGGGGAATACGGAAGCCAGGTCAACGAGTGGCTAAAGGAGTTTAGGGAAAGAGGGGACTGGGATAGCTACATAGAAATGGCGGGGGAGCGTCTTAACCTTGCTAAAGAGGTCGCTAGAAACCTGTCGATAGGGACCGACCCTAAGAGCAAGATTCAAGTTCCTTCTAAACAAACCCTAGACCTACTTTCTCGAACTATTCCTGAGCTGCGTTTAAGGGATAGGACTGCTGACTCGCCGCGGAGAATGCCTGGCTTTACTCACATAAAAGCTAACGGCAAGAAAGCTACGAATCCCCAGCCTTCGGATATCTACAAGGACGTAGTAGCCCGCTCGGCGCCCCCTAAGAAACCTGCTCCTAAGACCATGGGTCTTTTCGGCAGCGCTGCTTCACCTAAGGACGCTTTGAGGAGGAAGATAGACCCTCCTACGCCACCAGCTACAGGCGGGACGGGTGCTCCCAAAGGGAACCTCTTTGAGTCAGGGGGCAGAAGCGGGGCCTACGATCCCGAAGGGGAAATGACCCCTCGAAGCGCCATGGACCAATACCTGAGAGATCAGGAATACGTGGAGTCTAGAAGGCCCAAGGAAACTGTTGAGGAGAAGGTAGCTCGAAAGACAGAAGAAGCTAAGGGGCGTCGGGCGGGGCCCTCTATGCCTATCAAGGAGAGCAGGGCGCTCTTTGAAGAGGAGAGGAAAACTCTGGGCGTTGTTGACGCTATGATCCGCTTTAGGAATCGAAACCCTGAGCTAAACAGAACGTCAGCTAAAGACCCAAGCAAGTTTCCTGACCTCGCTAAAATGAAAGAGAACCTAGCGAACGACGTGCAGCGCGGGAAGATAACAAGCGTTGACGCTCTGCGAACCAAGCTAGACAAGCTCCTTCAGCGCCTCAATCAAGCGGTAGGGGACTACCACGCGCAGAAGCATGGGCCTACGTGGTATCTCAACGCTGAGCGAGCCCGGGACGCTTCGGCGTCTCCGGTCACTAAAATGGAGGCTAAGAAGTTCTTTAAGCGTTACAAGCCCTCTAAGCGCTGGGACAAACGCAAGAAGGCGCAAGTTAAAGAAAGGGCAATGGACACCCCTAGCATGTGGCCTCCAGGCGAGGGCCCCACGGGCGGGCCGCTGGGGCTCCCTTCGCGTCGCGCTATGCTCTTTAAGCCCGAGCTGGCGGGTGAGTTCGAGGGCGCGGGGGGATCGTTACGGAAAAGAATAAGTAAGAAAGATAAAAAACTAGACGAGTCAGATTTTGACGACTGGGACGACCCCGATCCTATTGACCCCGCTATACTTTCCCGTATTCCTAAGCCCTCTAAACCGCCTTTAGTGAAGGTAAAAAAAGCAAAAGAAGCGTTTAACCCTCTTTCGGTTCTTTTAGGAGGGGCTAAAATAAAAAGGCTTAAAAAGGGGGAGTATTTAATTGACGGGAAACTACGGTTAGCCGCGGAAATAGAAAAAAACGGGGATGTCTTTGTGTCCGATATGTTCCTCGCTGAAAAACACAGAAAGAAGGGAACAGCTAGCCGTGTTATTGACCTGTTTTTAAAGGCTGCTGACGACGAAGGGATCACAGTTCGCGGGTGGGCAGATTCTTTAGGAGACGCCACGGGGCTTTCTCAAAAGAACTTAGTGGAGTGGTATAAGAGTAAGGGCTTTGTTGTAGACACTGCGCGCTCGAAACAAGGCTCTTTAAAGCCGATGATGGTCAGGGAACCTAAAATTGATTTTGCTGAGTTTAAAAAATGGTTTAACAGTCTCGATCCTGACACTAAGCAGTTAATGGCTAAAACTCAAAACACTTTGAACGCGACCCTCCCAGTAAGAGACAACTTTAAAATAGAAGGACCTTTTTTAAGTAAAAAAATAACTCGGGTTGGGCCGGATTCTGAGCCCCACAAATTTGACCTTTCTGTATATAAAAGAACGAAGAAAAGAAAGTTTTTAGAAAAGCTAGAAGCTAAAAAGGACGCGCATAAGTTCGGGCGTGGGTTACTCGATAAGGAATTATCCGCCAAAACTCTTCGACGAGAAATTGCCCTCGGGAAAGAGATTGATACTTGGCCGCCCGGAGAAGGCCCCACGGGCGGGCCTTCAGGCGGAATGCTCTTTAAGCCCGAGCTGGCGGGTGAGTTCGGGGGCGCGGGGGGATCGCTACGCGGGAGGATAGGTAGGCGGGGGTCTAATGACCAGCAGATCCTCAAGCTGGAGCGCAGCCTAAAGGCGGGAACCTTAAACGAAACTGACGCTGCTAGGCTTAGTTCCCTTTACCGAAGAACAGGAAGGGAACTGGACGGAGAGTTATTAGAGCACACTTTTCTTAGCGAAGGAGCCTTTAGGCAGCGTTACCCTCGCCTTAAAATAGGACAGCGACAGGGGTGGATTAGGAATTTTGATTCTTGGTCAAGGCACAAAGGAACTATCGCATACGTAAGGCACCTTCAAAAAAACGGAAAAACAAGCCGGTCTGTAAGAGTTGAGTATTTAAAATCCCTGCTTAAAAAAGTAGACGACGACGCGGATCTTGTGACGCCGGGGCTGTTACGTTCTATGAAAACGCACGCCTTAGCGAACGCGGTAGGGCGCTCGGGGCTACGCCACCGTAAAGCCGCTGAAGCTCGAAGAAAAAACCCGGTAAAAGAGCAACAAGCGGATTTCGCTATCAACGCTATAGAACAAGAATTACTAGCCCTGCACCGTAAACGGGCTGTTACCACCTTTGAATTTAAACAAGCTATACGAAGAATGAGGATTAGGGTTAGGCAGTATTATGAGGGGCTAAAAGAATCGCAAAAGAGCGACTACCCTTTGAACTTAATTGACGATATTACAGAGGTTTTAAACTGGGATTTAAAGAGCCGCAACCAGCCCCCTATCCCAAGAGAGAGGTAAGCCGTGTATAGGAGAAGCATATTCACGCTAGGCCCCGGGGGTCTCCCCGTGGCGAACCCTGCCGCGGCTATCGGTCAGCAGATAGCAGGCCGAAACGAGAGCGCGCGTCAGTTTGACGAGTCCCTTTCGTTTAGGGAGCGGGAGATAGCCCGGCAAAACGCGCAGCGGGAGCAAGCAAGTCAAGCTGCTATGGCTCAAACAGAAGCCGCGGAGAACCGAGCGCTACAGAGGCACCTGGCTGAGAAAGGCTGGGCAGAGTCAGCGAGAGCGGAACAACGCGAGTTGAGCAGGCTCACCCTCCTAGCGAAGCTGCAAGACTCTCAGCCTTCTGACCCCGAGCTTACGTTTGAGGTATCGCCCGAAGAAGCTAAAGTCGCGGGGGTAGCGCCCGGGAGATACTCCTTTAAGACATTTAGCAACATTCAAAAAGTAATTAAAGACAGAATGGGAGGTAGCGTAGCAGAGGAAAAAGAGAGCGTTGATTTTGAGGCACGGGCTATAGAAAGCCTCCAGCCTTTCTTTAAAAAGCTGCAAGAGGGCAACACGTTTACTGAGGACGATAGGCTGAACGTCGAGCAGCAGCTAGGGCTGTTAAGGAAAATGCACCCCAACGCTGACGCGATCCTCAAACAAATGATGCTCGATCAGTTACAAGCGGTCAGAAAATCTAAAATCGACCCCCGGCTAGAGAACTACCCTAGCGATTTTATGGAGTTGAGCCCAAACGAGCGAAGCAAGTTTGCGCCTGAGTATTCGTTTTATGACCATCCTAACCTCCCTTGGGGTGGACCCTATAGACTCCCTCCCACTAAAGACGAATACGAAGACAACTTAGAGAAAGAGTATTTGGACCGATACAACCCTTTAAGGGAAGCCATACTAGGGAAGAAGCAAGAAGAGGAGGATATCGTAGACTCCATTAACAAAATGGTCAGAGAGGGCAGTAAGTGAGCCTAAGGGGGATAGGACTCGCGGCGCTAGGGGCTTCCTCTAGGGGAGGGCGCTCTAGTTACGTTGACGCCCTAGACGCAATCAGCGCCTCGTATGAGGACAAGCCTACCCCCTACCGCGGCACCGCTCCCGTTACAGGTTTCCTTGAGCTCATTTCGCGGCCCGGGTGGGCAGCCCGAGCGGCTCTGTCTGGTGACCTCCAGGCGGCAGGCAAGCATATCGTTCAAATGGCCGCGGATATCCCTTTCGGGGGGTGGATCGACAAAGAGCTAAGCCTAACCCGGCTCCTCCCCGACGAGTGGAAATACGCGGGCTCCTACGATATCACCAGCGAGGGGGAGAAATACGAAGCCAGCGATATGCTGGACGCTTGGGGGGTAGACACCGCTAAGAAAGGATCTTGGGCGCGCTTCGGCGTCGATATCGGCCTAGGTATCTTCACTGATCCCTTGTCCCTTGTCTCAGGTCCCGCTGGCGGGATCGGAAGAAAGGCTCTCACTGGAGCGGTCAGCTCTAGGGGCAGAACGGTCCTAAAGGGCGCGTTAGAAAAGGGAATGACCGGGAGGTCCCCGCTCTTGCGAACGGGCTCTGCCGCGAATCTAGACGACGCTCTTATCGAGGCGATAGTCAAGGGCAACAACTACGACGCTAGTATGGCGACGGCGCTTAAGAAAGAAGCGGCTGTGAGCCGTAAGGCGGGGGAGAAGGCGCTAGAGAAAGTAGAGCAGGGGAAAGTAAAGTTCGGGTACCGCGCGGCCCCCTTCGGTATCCCAGGGACGGACCCTAAGCGGCGTTTTAAAGGCGAGTTCTTTTGGGAGCAGAGGCCCGAGCATGAAATGCTCAACGCGGTGGACTGGCTAAGGGCTAACGGGCATATCGACTCCCCCGGCGGTCTTATGATCGGGCTCCCGTTCAAAGAGCCCTGGTTCAACCTCTTCGGTCAGAAGCGCGTGGACGCTTACCTTCGGAGCGTTCAATCCCTCAAGGGAGCTTACGAAGGCGCGAGCAAGCTATGGGGCTGGAGCACCTCAGCGGTCGGGTCGCTATGGGATCGGACGCTGGGCATGGCGCACTTAGTTCCTGCGGGGGCTGGCGACGAAGCGCGATATCTTCAAGGCCAGAACCGTATGCTCGACTCGTTTGCGAGGGACGACGTTGCCCTGGCCTACACCATAGACGACGAGCTTAAAGCGCTGAGGGGGCCTAACCACTGGGACGAGTTGAACGACACCCAGAAAGAGACCCTGAACTTCTTCGACGATATGTCTCTGGTGCTAGGTAAAGACGCCGAGAAGAAGCTAAACACTTCCTTCAGGGAGGCTCTAGCTACCGGGCGGTATGGGCCTACGCTAAGCGATAACTTTAAAGCGGTCATGGCTCCTTACCTTGTTCAGCACGCGGGGCTTTCGCACAAAGACGCGATCCGCCGAGCCGCTAAGCTGAAGAAGAAAATGTTTCAGTCGCTAAAGAAGGGAGACGACTTCAAGGTCCCCAGCCAATACCTAGGGAATATCCCGGGCGATATCGTATTCAAGCTGCCTCAGTACTTAACCGAGCAGCACCTTCGGGCGCGCTTCGGTAACCGATACGATCAAATGACGCACTTCAGGGGGATCAACAAATACATAGAGACTCACTTCCCTTCGCAAATGCACGCCAGGAACCTCTACAGAAAATCAGAGGACCCTCTTAACTGGCCCCAGTCGAGCTGGGATAGGTTCGCTGACGACTTTAAGAAGGCTAACGAGGAAGAAGTTCGCCAGTCACTAGCGGGGCAGGTCCCCGACGACCTCTTAGACGATGCGGTAAAAAACCAGTTAGACCAAATGGCCCCTACGCGGCAGAGCGTCACCGAACAGATAGCTAACTTCGATTACCGGCAATACCATGACTTCTTGAGGTCGGCGCGGGATAACGTCCTCGACACAGTTACAGACAGCCGATTGAGCAGGAAGGTTTCTCAGATAGCGCCTAACCAGGGGGGCGAGCTCAGGCTCACTATTCCCGAGATAGCACACAGGCGTTTAGTAAACGACAACAGGGCTAGGGCGGCTCGCGAAGCTAATATCTACACCCAGCAGATAGCGCTGTTAAACCCCGAGATCGACGCTGACGTTTTAACCAAGTATTTCCAAGATTCTTTAGGCGAGGTGGTCTTTACCCCCAGCGCGATCGGCAAGATTTTGGTTGGGGGTGAGATCCCCCTTCGCAATGCGGGGTATGACGCCGCAGCGAAGTTTGAGCCTAACGAAATGTTTCTTAAGCAAGCGGCTAAGGGAGAGATCAGCCCCATAATTGCGAGGAGGACCAGCACCGGGGAGATTGAGCGCTCCTGGCGATACCCGGGCTTCAACAGGTTCTTCAAGCCTGCTCTTACTAGCATGAACCCTGCTTTCCACGTCGGTAACAACGCCGGGTCTATCCTTATGGGCGCTATGGATCCTGACGTGGGGTGGACTGGCGTTGGCGCTATGCTTCACATGGGCGGGCAGGTCGTAGGGATAGACAGCGCGCAAGCCTGGAAGTCCTATACGAAGGCGCTTCACACTGACCCCAAGAAAAGCATTATCGGAATGCACGAGGTTAGCCAACTAAGTGGCACTGTAGGCGATACGGGTCTAACACACGTCGAGTTCATAGAGCTCGCTCGGACCATGCTCGGCGGGGGGTGGTCGAACGACGCTTCGGACCTCATGTCCCACGCTGGCGACTTCATGTCTCTAATGAGCCTGAAGGAAGTAGGCGGCGTGGCGAGGATCCCTAAAGAGGTCTTCGAGGCGTGGCGGGCCTTCGGTGAGAACGTGGGTAACTTCAGCGAAAACCATTTCCGCCTCAACGCCCTGATCAAGAAGCTGGAGGCAGGCAAGGCAAAAGACGCTGCGGTTAATGAAGTCCGAAATATCTACGTCAACTACGAGAAGCAAGGGAAGGTCGAGCAGTGGTTAAGAACCTACTTCCCCTTTATCCGCTTCCGTATCGGCGGCGTGGCTTGGACTAGAGCGGTCCTTACGCGCCCCCGCGTCCTCATGCCCGTAGCGTCTTCGCAGCGCGCGACCGGCGACATGACAGACCCTCGCGATCCCGATCAGCTCCCCGCGGTGTGGGATAAGCTCGACGTTACCCTCCCGGGTGGGTGGAGAGTCCCCACCAGGGCGGGCGCGGAGTCCACCCTAGAGACGCTGGGGGGCTTCAAGGGCATGGGAGCTCGAAGGCTCATGGGCGAGCTGCACCCTATAGGGAGCTTCATGCTGGAGCAAGCTATCGACAAGAGCCTCTGGTCGGGTAAGAAGTTCGCCAGCGACACGACCGCTAAGGGGATCGAGCGGCTCTTTGGAGAAGAGAAGGTTTCTAGATGGGGAGACAAGCGCGCGGTTATTGACGGGCTCTACAAAGAGATCATTCACACGACCCCTGTATCGAGGCTCTTAAGGACCGCTGGGGATATCTACGAGAGCGCCGTAGCAGACGAGCCGGGTTCCTTCGGTCGCGGGATCCTGAAGACCCTCACTGGGATCAAGAAGAGGAAGATAGAGGAAGACGAAAAACTCAAGTATCGCATGAAGACGATTATCGCTCAGTTGCTTGAGAGCGGAGACATTTACACCTTTGAGAAAGCGCTATCGGCTACCACGGAGGAGGAGACCCCCCTCTTGGTTAGGAACGCGATCAGCGACTACGCCTCGGCGTTAAAGCAAATCCGCGAGAGACGTAAGCTTGACGCCGCATCGCGGGGGCAGTAGAATACTTAGACACTCCTAAGCCCCCTGTTACGTGACTCATGCACTGCACGTAACAGGGGGTTTTTCTTATGCCCCCACCCTAAGCAAAGCCTTCCAGCTCTCGGTGAGCTTATCCACGATCCGCTGCTCCTCGCGGCTAAGGCGCGTGGTCCCCAGGGTCGTCACGAGTCGGAGTAACCCCCGCACGTAACGGCTCTGCTTAGGCACCTTCAGCCATAACATGTAGGAGGAGTTGTCCTCGCTTAGCTCCATGTCGAAGTCACTCACCGCTGGCCTCCCTCTCCATATATGTTGACCGATAGTCAGGGGTGAGCCGCATCAGGGCTCGGTGCCCTGACCCTCCGCACTTCAGGATCTCCAGGGCTTCTCTTTTGCAGTGAGGACAGTCCCGCGCCTTGGCCTTCTTCTTGGAAATGCGAAAAAATAACTCGTGCCCGCACTCCAGCACTTCTACCCTGGCATGGTCCACCCTCTTAACCTTTCGCCTCACCGCTGGCCTCCTTCCTTAACTTTTCGCGGAGGTCAGACAAGTTGCAGTGA